CCCATAATCATCCAACGCCATTTTTCTAGTGCAGTAATTTTTTTATCTAAATTAGAGTGCATTTCTTTATTACCCGCTATAACTTCTTTTAACATTTTTTGAGAATCTTCTGAAATGTTGTCTAATTTAGCATCTACCGCCCTCAAGTCTTCTTTGATATCGTTGAATTTTTCTTCGACATTACCCACTCTGACTTGAAGGACAGCGACTTCAGTATCCAACTTAGAAGATTTAGCCCGTTGTGTTTTCACGACATTGAGAGAAGACATGATCTATTATGCCTTATTAATGCTTACGATTGGGTAAGTTATACCTGCACTTGCATTTGCAGCTTCAGCAGCATTAAATGTGCCATAAGCAGGTGCTGCATTTTGAAGAACGGGAGCAGTATTACCAAAGATTTCAAGATTATGATCACTCAAGCTTTGTACATAAACTTGATCAGTATTTGCATAAGTTGCAATAATGTTCATAGTATTAGGAGTCAATGCTGTGTTAGCTACATTAGCTGTTTGGCACTGTGCAACTAAGCCGGTTGTTGCGCCTTGTACAAGATACTTTTGTTTACCTTTCTGACGAACTATGAAACCCGCTTCGTCATCTGCATAAACATATGAAGCATTCGTAAAGTTTACAGGGGGAAGTGCGGCCAATACAGTTACATCGATTCTAGCGTTTGCTGTTGCACTACCGGTTGTGAGTCCTTTTGGTGGACCGTATTGTTCATCGGATACTGTAAATGCGGATGCGTTAGCAATAGTTTTAACAAAGTACTGATAATTTGCAACCAAACCACCTGTTGGTGCACTGAATATAACTGGTGCACCAACAAATAATGTTTGTGCATTACCTGTTGTACCAATTACATTACCAGTAGCATTTGTATTAGCAACAGCAACAGTAATATAACCAGTGTTAGTTCCAACAAAACCAACTGTTGTATAATCAGTACTACCGTTAATATTTGCAGAAGCTACTTGAATGGCAGAACCAACTGACAATGTGTTAGCAAAGTCTGTTCCATATCCATAAATATTTAAATTGCCGGTGTCACCCCATAATCTACCTGTACCACTGATACCAATAGCAACACGGCATAAAACTTGACTGCCATAAATTGAAGTATTTCCACCAACAACACTATATGTATTTGATATACCTGCTGGATTATTAAAACCTGAATCTACAACGCCCACAGATGCTGCAACTGTTTGACCAGTTGTTCCTGAAAGATTGACAGGAGTATAAGTTGGATTTGCATTTAACGGTGTTGCTGATACGGTGAATGTTGACGCACCAGTAACATTAAGAATCCAATATGTTGTACCTGCAATCAGACCACCCACATTACTTGCTGTAACGAATGGCATACCAGCGATAATACCTTGACTTGATAATGTTTGTGAAACAGTTACTTCTTCTGTTGTTGCGTTTGTACCTGTGATTGTAAGCACGGCTTGTGCTTTAGCTATTTTTAACGGACGGCCCATTTGGTTTTCCTTTTTATTTAGATGTGGGTTCTAGCCACTACGCGGTGGGGACCGCATAAACTCTCCCCATGAGAGTATATGAAGCTATTTATCTAAAATCTGTATTATTCTGTACCGGTATTAGGGTGTGGCATACCAAGTTCAGTGATACTAAACACAGAATTTCCTCCGGCAACAATAAACGCAATATAATTTCCCTGACCTACAATAAAACTGCGTTCTACTGACATTGCTGGGATAATTTCACACGCTGTTAAGTTTGCAGTTACGCTTGAGTTACCCACTGCCACCGCAATAGGTGAACCGGTGGTAGCGATTCGTACTTTGTCAGTGGCTATTGCTGCCGATATTTGACTTGTTCCATTTGCTGTATAAATGTATGATGCCATTTTGTTTTTCCTATTATAATCTTCCGACTGCGACTTCAATGACGCCTTCGATTCCGTCAAAGTTTTCTAATGCTTTACCTATAATCGTACCAATTTTAGGTTCAAGAGAAGATGTGGCATATCCATTGCCTGCACTAACTATCATATCACCTTTACGAATTGCACCTCGTACTTTAGTTGGTACACGCCCTTGTAGAGCAATAGCCACTGCTATTCCTTGGCAAGTCGAATTCATTATATAAGCGGGATTAGTTGATACTACGCCTGCTACTCTTGGTGTCATGCCTTGTGCTAGCGTAACTTCTTTTTCGCCGCCAAATTCTAAAACAGTACCAGGTTCATAATCAGCGTCCGCCTCATAGTATTCTGCCAAGTCAGCATAAGTAGCTTGTAGTCTAGAACCTGTAGTCAGAGTCCAATTACCAGTAATGTTTCCAGGGTTAGTATTCGCGCCAGTTGTTAATTGCATGTTATTAGCACGGATAATTGAAGCATTTGCCAATGTTATATTACCAGCAGTGATATTACCTGCTAGTGATAATTGACCATTTGAGTCAAATACCATTGTATTACTACTATTAGAAGCGGTTACTGTTAATCCGCCTGAATCAGTACCTGGGGTAGCTAGTGTATAAAGTGGGTAATATGCAGTGCCATATGAACCTGCGTTACTACCAATTGTTATTGTTGGTATTGTAGAAGTATCTAGTTCTGATTCTACATACCAGTTATACGAATTACTATTTTGACCTATTACTAGAGAAGGAGTTCCTGTCGCAGAGTCAAAATACCATTGATATGCGAACGCACTGGTTTTATCAACTACTGCTTCGTTAACATAAAAAGTAGCGTTTGCACCAGAGATATTGCCTACTCTACTTAGCTTAAAGGTAGTATGGCTTCTAGGTCCACCTGAGTTATCAAATTGTCTAGTGGTATATACCTTAAGCACACCACTGTACATTCCATTGACTGTAGCAGGGGCGGGCATAGTTACTATTAGTCGATTTCCAGCTACCACGTTTGCATTATCTAAGAAGGTAACCTTAGAATATCTAGTGAACACCCCAACAGTTTCTACGTTTCCGATAGAAATATTATTAGCAGTGATATTACCTGTAGTACTTATGTTACCAACTGTAGTTGTACCTGTAGTACTTAAAGATGTAATGCCGGTTAGAGCACCAGTAAACGCTACGTTACCATTATCATAGAAAGTTACTCTATCAGTATCGGTACTACTTACTCTAGTAGCAAGTTTAAAGTTCCAACCAGTACCGTCACCTATGTATAGCTTACCTATGTTAGGTGTTCCTAATTTACCTGTTATGATTGGATTACTACCAGTTGCTACTGGTAAACCAGTATTTCCTGATATGATTGTTGCACCATTAATATTAGCATAGCCTGTAACACTTAGATTACCTACATTAGCATTACCTGATACACTTAGGGTTGTTAATGTACCAACACTTGTTATGTTTGGTTGTGCATTAGTATAAACTGTTCCTGAAACTAAGGCATTTGCTACCTGACCCGATATATTGCTAGATGAGATACCAGTTAATGCTGAACCATTTCCGGACACATTGGTAAAGACACCATTAGTTGCACCGATATTACTGACATTAGCGTTGCCAGATACACTTAGAGTGCCTGAAACGCTTGTGCCACTGGTAGTAACCACTAATATATTGGCATTATTGCCCACACTCATTGCTATATTACTATTGGCATTTACTATTACATTACTTGTACCATTTATTAAGTTACCTGCCGTTTGAACATTGGCATTGGCTATTCTAGTAGAGCTTGTAACTATTAAAGGTGGGGTAGGATTGGCAACAGTTGATATTATTTGTGAACCAGTGACAACACCTGTTGCACTTAATGCACCCACAGTAGATGTACCGCTAATATTAGAATTACCTGTTACAGCTAATAATGAAGTAGTTGTATTCCAAACTAATGCTGCTCCACCATTTGCAAATCCACTTTTGTTGAATTGTATTGAACCCTCTATGCCTCCTGCAACTGCTCCGCTAGTTGAAGATGCTAATAGTGCTGTAGCAACACCTGAGTTAGATACATAACTAGATAATGTGCTACCATTAACTGCATTACTTAAGCCTAAATCTGTATATAATGAAACATTACCTGAAATTGAAAAATCAGGTGCTAAATCAACATAAAAATTTTGTCCGTTTAATATGGCATTTGCATTGGTAGCGTTCGCCCCAGTAATTGTTATTTCTAATCCATTAACATAGGGAGTAGTAGGTTCAATTTGTATTACTACAGGGGTGGCATTACTTATAGCAAATATTGGATTTCTTAAAGTGCCTTTGCTGGCCCAAGCTAGATTACCTTGACCATCAGTCTCAAGCACATACCCTATTGAACCTCCACCTAATTTGACATTGCCCACATCACCTAGATGTACTAAATTATTACTATATTGAGATGTATTACCAGGATCTGCTGCATTTCCACCAGTATTTACCCATGTATTCGCAGAGGCGTTGTATGTTACGATTTGGCCTTCTACAGGAGTTATAAAATCTAAATTACCATAACTTCCTTCTAGTTGACCAAAACTTATAGACGAGTATGAGGTTAAAACCTCGACATTTTCAGCATCGTAAGGCGCGCCGCGACCTACGAATAATCGTCTAGCATCATTTGCCCAGCCTAGTTCAGCTTCGGCAAGTTGGGGAAGGTCTACTAAGTTACCTGATCGTTGAATTATTCGGGATATTTGTATTATAGCCATAAGTGTAATTTACCATTACACTTATTTATCTTTATACTATACGAATTGGAGGTAATACTGCTCTATTCTGTTGAACCATTCGTCAGTCCATCTATCAAATTCGTTACCTTCAATAATGAATTCTTGATAAATGTTATCAGCACTGCACATAAATATTACTCCTTTGCGTATTTTTGTGCCATGTACCTCATTGTGTGCTTGTGCGTATGCTGCTAACTGAATAAAATAATCATCAATCCACTCACGCTTTTTAAGTTTATTAGTTTGCTTATGATCCATAATTGCGTCCTCGCCATCATGAACACCCACCAAGTCAGTTGTGCCTGCATAAACTTTGGGAAAGTATAAGGGAACTTCTGTACCCCAAAACTCATTACATTTGCTCAATCCTTGATAGATTATAGATTGTGCCATTTTATGACTTTGAATACTATATGGATTAGTTCCAGGATCACCTGTTGATCCTGTCTTAACATAGTTTTCTAACCACTTATGCATACGAGTACCCCTACCGGCGGCTTCAGTAGTAATTGCTTGTGCGTTGGCATGTCCAACACGATTTTTCCATTCTTGTAATGCTTTTTTCTTTTCTTCAGGTTTAGTTGCGTCCAAGATAGTAGTAACGCTGGGTAGTTTTAATCCATCAGGAGTAGAATATTTCCTAGAACCTTCTATATTTTCTCTAGGTAATGAAACATATTTGAATTTATTGGGATTATAAAAGTTATGCATATATCTATTGTATCACTTTTTAACCAAGGATACAATAGCTTTATACCCTAAAGCTTTCGCCACATCCACAGCGACTCTTTTCTAGGGAATTTATAAAGTCAAACCCCTCGTTGAGTCCTTTTTTGGTATAGTCTAGTGTTATGCCTTTTAAGTAATTTATTGATTTTGTATCAACTAGTACTTTACATCCTTCACAATCAAATATATGATCACCTATTTGGATGTTGTCAGCATACTCAATGGTATATGCTAACCCAGAGCAACCTGTAGTTTTTACGCCTAATCGTATACCTAATCCCTTATTGCGATTCACTAATTCTGATTTTATTTTTTTAATAGCTGTTTCAGTTAATTTAATCATGATAAGTCATTTGCATTCTTAGCCATTTGTGCTACAATAGCTTTACTATCGGTATTATTGTTTGATGTTGTGGGTGCTGCTGATTCTTGACCTTTAAAAATTACATTATCTCCCTGAATATTGCTGATCACATTATTCAGAGGAGTTTTTTTAATCATATCATAGATATCAGTAATGTCAAATGTTATGTCGTATTGTTGGAAATATTGTAATAGGTCATCAGTAGTCCATTGAAGATTGGGATTCTCCTCAAGACTACTTTTTAGTTGATCCGTTATAGCTATTAATTTTGCTGTTTGAGGATCAATGTCGGCAAATTCATATAGACGCATAAATTTATCGTCTTGCTCTACCAACTCCACCTACTGGCATGGGTTCAGGCTCTTCAATTTCTTCTTCACCTGACACATCTATATCCATTTCATCATCGCCGGCCATGTCATCTGGTGGTGGCATTTCATCATCCGGGGCGCCCATATCTGGCTGAAACTCTTCAGTGCCACCCTGACCTGTTATTGTACCTAATGCTGATTTTAAAGTACCCTGACTTGAGGTTAATGCAGCTTGCAGTGAAGTCAATGCTTCTGCGGCTTGAGAATTGAATTGCTCACTCTCACTGACACCTATTTCTGACTGAATTGAATCTACTAATGCAGGTAGTTCTTTAACTAGCATATCGCTTGTTTCTTCAATCATCTTTTGTACTGAATCAACCATGTCTTGTGCTGCTAAAACAACTTGTGATTTTTCAACTTCTTCATTCTCAATAACGATCCGAGGACGTGGTGCTCTTTTCAAATCAGCAAGATGCTGTGATAGTGCCTGTTCCATGAAAACTAATTTCATGTATGTGGGGCTTGTTTGCTTTGAGTAAAATTCTGTTGACTCTTTAGCTTCTTTGATTAAATTACGAACCCTAGTTAACATGCTCTGTGAGGTTTGTAATGGCAATTTTTTAAAGTCTACAGAAACATTATAATTTTCTCGCAGAGCTTTTTGTACATTACCTATTTTATGTTTATCCAATTCAGTTAGTTTCATAATTAATTTCCCAAACTATATCAGTTATTTATCATTTATTTACATATTTCGTTGTTGTTTGCAACTTCGTTAGTTGCCAAGTCTTAGAATCTGACACATATTTTTTAATTTCTGTTAGCATATACTGCTTTTTTAGTTTATCTTCATTTAATTTAGCAAGATACAGTAGTCTATCTTCATAATCATTTGCAGAAATTGATAATTTTGTATGTTGATCTATCAACACATCAATACCTGTCAGCAGTATATCAAGTTCTTCTATACGCTTCATTTCATAAAACTTGTCTCGTTTCTTAAATGTACACCAAATTACAGCATTTTTCAAAAATGAGAATACTTTCTGTTCGTATGAAGTTATAACTAAAAATTCGTATTCACCTTTCTTTTTTATAATGTATTTGTTGAACAATTCATATGTGTCATTATCATACTTAAAAATTGCAGCATCTGAAAGATTTACATTAAGTTCCTTTATGATAAAGGTTTCTATTTTTTTCATACTTGCTATATCATACATGGTCGATTACCTCAAAATAAATGTTTCTATTATTAATATCTGTGTCTAAAAAATTATAAAGTTCTTTACATTCTGTACCACATTTGATCATGGGTATTTTATCACAGTCTGTATATAATAATCCCAATTCATTTACGCCATCATCAAATACAGTTGCATGACTAATTTCAAAGACAAAAGACCAATAGTTTATTTTTTCTTTACTATTAAATGATGAGCCAAAATTATGTTTACTAGTTAATGATAATAAATTTTTCACAGGGGTAGTTATGTTCTCGGGCTGTGAACGCAATGAAATGGCTTGTACAATAGTATCAAAATTACATTGTTGATTTCTTGATAGTACCCAGTTGGGATCAGAATTATTAGTGTTTCTGCGACTAATAACTCCTGTTTGAGTAATATCAAACAATGTATTACACCTTATAATATAAGCCATGAAGCTATTTATAGGCATAAAAAAACCCGAGAATAAATCTCGGGTTGTTAAAAACTAAACTAAAATATTAGTTTGTGAATGTTGCAGTTAAAGTGCAAGTAACAGTGTTAGCTGTTCCAGCAGCAGTTAGTGCTGCTTCAATGTTAGCTTTTAGAGTACTTGTTGTCCATGCGTCTTGTGGATACAAAGCCATTGCTAATGTGTCGTTAGATGTATCTGTGTACTCATAGATGTAAACTGTAGCTAATTGCTGTGTTGCCTGAACGATTGTGTTTACTTGTGCGCCTGTTAGAGCGCCGTCGGCTGTTACAGTCATGAACTGTAGCTTAGGACCTTGTGGTTGAACTGTGTTACCTGTTGAAAGTGCATTTAGACCACTGTTTGTGTATGAACCTGAGTCATAGTTGATTACTGGTAGAAAGTCGCCATTAACTTTTGTAAATTGTGCCATGATAAATTTTCCTTTATGTTGTGAGCTTATTGCTCTACCATTATTTATACCAATTCACAAAAAATGTTGGTTTTAGCGGCGGCCGCTCAAATTTTGAGCACCGAACCCTAAGCGATTTATAAACTTTACGCCGTGACTAACAAATCCTTCTTGAGATTTAGTATCATCTTGTAGGTACCCCTGTACAGGTGCCGACTCGGCGGCTTTGTCTAATTGAGGGACTATGGACATTTTGAAGTTATAAATATCCATCCAAACTTGAAATACATCTTTAAGACCATCAAGATGTGTTTGTAAATAACCCGGGACCTGTTCATTTGTTTCAGGATCGGTATACCCTAATAATTCTGCAGCCATTGATTTAGATATTTTACCAATTTTGGCGCGGTCTATTACGAAGGGTATAAATCCTGCAGTTAAATTATTTAGATTTCTGGCTACAACTTTTGAATTGATATACATAGTAAGTAACCCATGTATAGGTGATTCACCCTCTCCGCCTCCCCTTGCTTTAGGTTTAGGTGCATCTCTAAAAAATTCATCCATGCCCGGACCATTAGATGATATGCTATTTTTAGCAGCATTATATAGTTTTCTATTTAGTGATAAATCTGGAGTCTGAGGCATTGCAGCAGGTAATATAGAAAGATATTTCCCTTCACCTAATCCACCCGTAGTACCATTTAATGAGTGTTTTGTTGCAGTATCATCAGTATTTTCGGCATTCACATCTAAAAATTGATGAACTACAATGCCTGCTTGTTTATCTTTAAAATATTTTTCACCTACAGGACTGTCTGCCTCTACAGTATACTTAATACCGTTTGGATTAGCCTGAAAATGATACATTCCGTCTTTTTGTGGTGTTAATGGCTGGGTAAACAAAACATCTCCCCAAAAATATCCTTGTTTTTTGGGAGTAAGTTGTTGTAATTCAGGCCATATTTTTGGTATAAGTTCTGCAAGACCTGTTCTTTCTACCCCTCGATTTATATCATATTGAATAAATTCTTGAGGGCTGTGTATGTATCTAGCATGTGAGTTAGTGCCTTTATTAAACATATGCTTGTCCACGACACTAAATTTACCGCCGGGACCATATCCCCATATAAGAGCGGGATATCCATCCCATTTGATCGTTACTGCCCCAGGATTCGAAACTGTATCTTCCATTGCCTTAAGTGCTTTTTGTGCTCCTGCACTACCTTGTAATAATACCAAATCCTCAGGATGGTCCATATGTCCTTTAGCTTCTCTTAGAGGTGCTTTGGTTGCAGACAAATTATCTACAGTATTTCTAAGTAGGGCTAGTGATTCTATTAGGTTCATTTAACCGCCCTTTTCAGAGATTTTGTGAACCTACTCTGATCCCTACTTTTTATAGCACTTAGCAATTTTCTTTCTAATATTTCTGCTTTTTCAGGATCATAGTGTTTGCCAATCATTTCTAACAGATTGATGGCGCTGGCAATAATATTTGATGCTCTGTTTTCAATAAGATGAGAGGTGTCCCTCTTATTACCCAGAGATTCAAGTTCCTCTAACAGGCTACGAGTTTGTTTATGCATACCATTATTTATGCGACGCAATATTATTTAGTTCTTTAATGAACTGAGTAATGAACTTAATTTAGATTTTTGTATATCCCCACTAGGAATCGTTACATTCTCAGTAATTTCACCTGTTTCGGGATCTATTATAGTTGATGTAGCTTTAAGTTTAGACATTATATCATTTGCACTAGGTTGTGTGCTATTTTTATTTTCATAATTATCAGGATTTTCATCAGTAATACGCATAGTTTCAATATTATATTCTAAGTCGATCTTTTGACCTACCCCTGTACTACTACGAGATTTCATACATTGAATTTGATACTTGCCTCGCTCACGCATACTACGACTTGTAAAGATACCAAATACATTGTCAGCAGTATTGATTTTACTAATACCACCTGCAATATGACTATGATCGAATTCAATTTCTTCTACTGCGCTACGATTTAACTGACTAGCAGTAACCATGAGAATTCCCAACTCTTTTGCTAAGTTACGCAACTCTTCTGAGACATATTTGTCTTTGATGAACTGATCGTTGGGGTTTACTTTAACACTCACAGGCATAACCAAATCTAAATAGTCTACCATTGCAAAATCAATTTTTATTCCTGTTTGTATTTGTACTTCTTTTAAATAAGACCTAATATCATTGACATTGCTTTGCGCAGGCATACCTTTAACACGATATTGACCTGATTTCTTACCAAGCATTTTAACTTTTAATTCAGTTGTGTCTATATCTTTACGAATTTCTCGGGTACTCATGCTAGTTAACATAGCATCAGTACGCAATGATGTGAGTTCTTCTGAAAGTTCTAATGAGATATAAACACCGCTAAGTCCCATTTGCAACCAATTCAGCGCAATATTCATCATAACCAAACTTTTACCTGATCCCGAACCACCTGCAAAGATGTTTAATTCGCCTCTGCTGAACCCACCATATAACAACTTATCCATCTGGGGCCAACCAGTAGATACTTGACCACCTGCGTTAAAATACCTATTGATACGGGCTTTAGGATCAGCAAAGTAATCAGTTCCCATATCTTTTTGTAGACTGATTTGTACTGCATCTTTGATTAGCTTTTCTACCGGGCCATACTCACCCTTTTCCAACATGTCAGCACTTTTTAAAATCGCTCGCTCTAATTCTTGTCTTTTTGTAAAAGCTTCGAATTCATCTAAAAACCATTCTGAATGACCCTCATTAATTTCAGTAATAGGTTCTAATACAATTCCTGTAGTTGCTTGTATTTGAATTGTATCAGGTAATACTTTATATTTTTCACTATATTCTTTGAACATTGTAGCTGCGGGTCGCAAACTTTTATCAAAGTTATCAGGGTTCATAATGTTTATGACCCTAATATACAACTCTGCATCCGAAATCATCATTCTCAAAAACAACTTTTGAACTTCTGTATTATAATCCTTTAGCAATCTGTTTTCTCCTCATTTCTATTTTGATTTTACTATTTGTCGCGTCTTGTAATATACTCAATAATGTGGGTAACTTTCCATATTTTACTACAGCTTCATTTATATCCTTAACACCTTGACCCCATTTAGGTAGGCTTATTTGGTATCCTAATTCCATTGCTTTATTACAAATTTCTAATCCTGTCATATCTTGATGAGGCACAACTATAATTCTCTTATTGAGTGTGCTTAATAGTTTTGCTTGCTCATCACTGATAGTGTTATGCATTGTTGCACATCCACTAATACTTAATGCATCAAAGATACCTTCTGAAACAATACACACTTGCCATTCAGGTTTTTGTAGTTGAATACCAAATACATAACCAGGTTGTTGTTCGTTTATATATTTAGGTATTCTATTATCTATGAATCTACTTGTATTTCCTACTATTTTGTTTTTGTAGAAATATGGGACGATTATCCTGTTAGCATATCTACCTGGTGAATTAGGCGTGACATAAAATTGATAATCACTAATATATATCTTACGCTGTTGCAGATAATCTATGAATACTTTGTGTTTTGGGTTATCTGCTGATAAGGGTTCGCAATCAGGTAGTTTATGCTCATCAAATTTTATTTTGATTTTTTTCTGGGGCTGTGTAAAATCTAACAGGTCTTTATTTTGTAAGCTTTCTAAATTCCATCTTTGTATTTGACTCTCATCTATACCACACCAAGTAAGTAGCTTTCTTGTTTTAACATTGATCGATCTACCCAAAACAAAATTACACTTGTATTGGCAGTTGAAGCAATGATAGCTCCAATTATTGGACCCGTCAAATTTAATTCCGCCCCTAGACCTTTTATCAGGTTTATGTCCATAGTGGTGACAGCACACAGCATTGAAGCTATGCCAACTGCTTGAGGTTAATTTCTTTTTACCAGGAATAACAGATAGAATGTCGAACATTCTCTTATTATAACACAGAAAGCAAAAATTACAAACTTATCTGGCTAAAATATTAGTGACTGCGCCCGTATTACTAATAAATTGCATTCTTACATATGGGTGAAACCCTCTAATTACATATCCATTAGTTTCTGAAGTATTACCATATGAGTGCATGGAAATAGGATACCAATCACCATCAACTATTGTGCTACCTTCTATGATCACATTACCCACATAGTCTATATATTGAGCTTGCAATGTAAGTATGGGATTATCGCTGGTATTTATTACGCTACTAAAATAAGTTAGCGCATTGCTGTTAGCGTTTGAACTAGGATCTAAATTGGGTAGGGGCTGTCCTGTAGGAATAGATACGCTTTGTGAAGGCACAAAACTAGGTAGTACAGAATTTACTATATTCATATCTCCTCTTGCCCCTGCATTTTGATCCACGAATACAGGATAATCAAATTCACCTACAGGTATTTCTAATGAATAATATGCTTTTTGAGCATCAATATTTTCTAAGTCCGCAGCATTCAATATTAGAGCACAAATTCCAGTTGCAGGCAATTGTAGCGTTAGTGCTTTTTGTACTAAAACTTGATTACCTTCGTAATTGATAACTCTACATGTAATTGATTTACCAGTAATATCCACAGGCTTTTGTTCCTGATTCAAGAACTGGAACTGAATTTGATTATCCACTCCTTTATTGAGGGTTAGTGGTTTGGCGTATTGAGGCATATATTTCCTAGGCGAATATCCAGAAAGTAGCACAACGATTTGTCGTTGTATATAATAAAATACTGAAGTAGTATACACAAATGTAGGCTCCTAATATACTATTTATGAAATATTATTTCATAACCATATTTATGGATGCTAAATAAATTTATATGGTAAATTCAGACTTCTTTAAGAAACTCAGTGAAAATCACCCGTTTATAACGGTATGTTCTTATGCGGGACAAGATTATGTGGGTATAGTACAAAATAGGGATGATGTTGTAACTACTATTTACGATTATGGTTCTATCGTAGATGCTACTGCCAAAGAAAAGTTTTTAGCACTAGGTGAAATATGGTGGTGGGAATCAAATAGGTTGATCCCTATCAATTTATTTTTAAAAGAAGAATGGATTATTTTTAGGCCCTATATCAGAACTTTTAATAATAAAAGCTTAGAAATACTTCATGGACCTATATGTAGTATGAATGAACTAAGTAAAAGAAAATCAAAGAGAAGATCCATAACTCTTGTAAAAAGATTACCTTAGATTTTTAGCTCTGCGTCCTTGAGCTAATTTTAAACTTAGCTTGCCTATTTTCTCTACAAAGCATACACCATTCAGATGGTCTAATTCGTGCTGAAATACGCGGGCCATAATACCATCAAATTCTTCTTGCTTTGTTTCACCATTCATAGTTTGATATTTTGCAATAACCTTTTAGATCGGA